AGTAGGGTATGTATTTCTAATATACCATGCAGCTGCCTCGTCTATACCCTCATCAAATGTTTTTCTTTTTCCAGTAAATGTATTTATTGGGTTAAAATTTCTACCAACTATTTCTCTGTACCATTTTGAAATATCATCAATATTGCTGTAAATACCTCGTAATTGTGATTTTACATATTCATGCCCATACCACTTCCAAAGATTATCGCCTCCTGCATAAACTCTTGCTGCACCTTTTCCAAACTTACTTGTTCCTTCTGCAAATTTTTGTGCCAGTGATCCTTCTGCAAAATTAAATTTACCATCAGAAAGTGATCGTATGATTCTATCTAAACTTGTCAAACCTTTTGTATTTTTAATTTCTTGTAATACAGATTTTAATTCTGACGCTACAATGTTTTCGTCAATTACACCAAGACGTATTTTGTTTTCTATATTTTTAATAAACTTATCTTCATCAATAACTTTACCAGCACCAAATATATCATCGATAGTCATCTTTAATGCTTCTGATACAGATGATCTACCACCAATGTGACCGTTGGCCAGTGGAAACAAACTAGCAGATGATACGTTACGAACTTGTGTAACTGGAGACAATACCGTTTTACCATACTGTGCAGCTACCTTAAGTTGTAAAATATTTCTGTAAGCACTATTCTGTATCCAATTATCTAATGTTCCAGGTGTTCCTTTAAATACCTGTATTAACTCTGGTGTTGCATATAGTTTAGACATGTTAGTTTTTAATATACCTAAACTTTTTATGTCTCCTATTTTTTCAGAATCAAAATATCTTTTAGCGTCTGCCGCAGCTTTACTTCTAAACAGCCAACCTTCTTTCACTCCTATCTCAGCTAATCTGTCAAAACTTTTTTTGTTAACAGCGTGAGTAATTGCATGTGATGTTGTTGTTAAAACAGATGCTTTTAAATTATCTTCTTGTCCTAATAAATTTTTAATAACATCAGGCAACTCTTCACCCGTTCTAATTATTTTATCTGTTCTTAAAAATTCTTTACCAGCTATTTGCTGTAAAACTCTTAATGGATCAGCTCCATCTTGTTTTCCTGCTTTTAATATTTTATCTGTTAAAGAATCAGCCATTTCATTAAAAGCTTGTTTGTTAGTCATCTTTGGTGTTTTTAATGTTTTAAGAGCTTCTTCTCTTAAATCTTTATTTTTTTCTACAACATTTTTTTGAATCCATTCCACGGCACCATCGTAAACTTTTTTATCTGGTTGATATGCGGGGTTTGTAAATATAGAAAAAGATTGTCTCATGTATGTATTTAAATTGTTAAGAATAAAATCTTTAAGATCTTTTTCTGGAACTAAATCTGCAAAGTTTTTTTTAATTAAACTTAATTCTTTTTGTAATGATGTAGCACTTCCTCTTAATTCAACCGGCAGTGCTTCTCTTTTTAAATTACCTTTTAAAAATGCTAATACTTGATCTAAATAATATTTTTGACTAGCTTCTGAGGATGTTGTTGTATTGTATTTAGTTTCAAAATCTTTTGCAAGATTGTATGCTTTTTTTTCAATTGACTCCAAATATTTTTCTATTGTTCTAGATTGTGCTTTTATTTCTCTTCTAGCTTCAGAGGATATTTGATAACCAAGACCTGTTTGTCTTCCTACGGATCTAAATCTAGCCAACAGTTGATCTAATCTTTTTAATTTTCTTTTCATTGGATCTCTCGACGTGGTCGAAAAAAGTCTCCATTCAGAAAATTCTGGAAGTTGTTTTTTAGGATTACCTGTTATTATAGTAGATAATGCTTTGTTAACAGTGTATGCACTAGCATCTCTAATTTTTCTTGCAACAGGTGTTGGTATGGCTTTTGCTCCAAGATACGTAAGAGGTGTTACAACTGCTTTATCTATACCTTTTAATCCAATACCTGCTACTTTTGCCGTTGGTTTAAATATTCCATATTTAAAACCAAGAGCTACTGGTTTACCTATCAACGAAAAACCACCTCCTATTGTGGCTCCTTCAGCGCCATATCTTAATCTGTTTCTAAATCTAGCCAGTGCTAAATCTCTACCAGATAAATTATCCGTATTTTCTTGTTTTAAAACTAAAGATTCTCTGTCTGGCTCTGCAGCTATAAAATCAGTTGCTCCTGCCGCTGTTGCCATATAACCAACTCTTTTTGCTATTTGAGTTCCCTTTTGTAATTTAGTTCCTGTTTCAGCTAACTTTCTAC